GACATCGCCTGGGCTGAGCGCACGTCGATGAACCAGTGGCTTCTTGACCGGATCAACGAGCACGCCGTCCCGAAGATGCGAGGCACCACCCCGCGGGCTGTCGTGGTCGACGAGCCAGCTTGGGTCGCAGTGCCCCCGCCGCCGCCCGACCCCGAGATCAACGAGCGGTTCGCCTTCACCGACCACGTTCAGCCCGAGCTGGACTTCTACTCCGAGGATGCGTCAGCTCTTGCTGAGCAGGAGCCGATCGAGGTCTCGGAAGAGAATGTTGACATTCCAGCGGTGGAGTTCTAGGGTCTCACCCGCATAGGTGACCTGGCTTCGGGGTGGTGACGCCCCGAAGCCAGGACTTAAGGATCTTCGGTCGTTGACACCGAGGCCCCTGCCCCGATACCGTCACCACCCCTATGCACAGCCCGACACGGAGATACGCATGACCGATATGACACAAGACGACGACGCCCGCATCGACGAGATGGTGAGGTTCACCGCGAAGGCGATGGGATCGCTGCTCGTGGCACGCAAGGACGCCAAGGCAGTCGAGAAGGGCGACGCGTGGATGCCCGACCGGGAGCAGATGCCCCGAGGCGTCGACCCGAACACCGGGGCACTCATCCCCTTCAAGATGGGAGACTTCAGGCAGCACCTCCTGGGGAAGCGATGCCTGGGGACGTACTTGTTGAATACCGACAACATGGTCAAGTTCTTCGCATTCGATATCGACCTCAGCCCAAAGCCCGAGTCGATCTGGCTCAAGATCCACGATCCTCAGGCGTTCGACGACCCGGAGCCGGTGCTCGACCTGGAGATCCACCACGGCAATCTCGAAGCAGCGATGCATGTGATGGGGGAACCCGCCTACCGCTGGGCGCGGACGATGGTCTGGAATCAGGTGATCAGCCTGGTCGGCCTCGTCAAGAGCCAACTGGGCCTGCCGGTGCTGCCGGTGATCACGGGCGGCGGCGCTCACGTCATCGTCCCGCTCGGTGACTTGATGCCCGCCGTCGAGGCTCGGTCGCTCGCCCGCTCGGTGATGGACGCCACCGGGTTCGAGCCGTTCCGGGGAGACGCCTTCTGGCGGAACCCGTCGAACCCGAACTCCGGCATCGAGATCGAAGTCTTCCCGAAGCAGGACAGGCTGCCCGACAGCGGGAGCTTCGGCAACCTGATCCGCCTTCCTCTCGGCTGGCATCACGCCGCCAACATCCGCACCTATTTCTTGGACATCGAAGCGCCGGTATCGACCCCGGCCTGGGAACTGCCTCGTGCCAGTTCGAGCGCCGTGCTGCGCGATGCCCTCAACTTCTTCGGCATGGAGTGACCGGTGGCAACCTTCTTCCCAAATGTCTCGGACGCCTACAAGAGCGGACTCGTCACACCAGAGATGGTCGACGAGTGGATCGCCCTGGTCTACGGCGATGACCCCGAGGCTGCGGCCACCAAGCGAGCGGCGACGATCAAGGATGACGGCACGATCGTCCAGTTCCAAGTCGTGTCGATCCACCGCCTCGCCAAGGAGGCAGCGGAGGCGGCGACGATCGAGTTGGTCGAGGCCGTGGCCGAGCCGGTCGCCCGCACTGACATTCCAGAAGAACTGAAGGCCGACATCCCCGAGATGGAGGCGAGCGAGGCGCTCCCCGACATCGCTGGTGCGATCAAGTCACGGGTCGGGATCATCTCGGCGGTACGCAAGTGGGGAAAACCCCAAGACCGCATCCGGGATGCCCGGACCGAGGGCGTCAAGGTCCGGTGCCCGTTCCACGATCACGTCGACTACCGGCCCTCTGCGTGGGTGAACACCGAGAAGAACACTTGGTACTGCGGCAAGTGCTCGGTCGGCGGCGATGTGATCGACTTCTTCGTGGCTCGCCGGTACGGCTTGAAGCCGGTTGACTTCCACAGATCGAGCGACTTCCACACGGTCGTGCGGGAGATGGGCGAAGAACTCGGACTCTCCGTCAGGAAGTCTCCGGTCGGCGGCTGGGAGATGGTCGAAGAGGGGGTAGAGCTTCCATCCCCTCTCGTTGATCACTCCGAGGAGGAAGAGGTAGCACCTCGGAGTGAAGACCCGCTGCCGTCGTCGCCGGAGGCGTTCGAGCCGATCACCGTTTCAGAAGAAGATGTGCTCAAGGGCATCGACATCGACAGCGAGGATCTTGATGTTCGTGAGCCGACCGACCTGATCATCGAGTGGCGTGACTACGCGATCAACCCCGGCTCGTTCCTGGGCGAGTGGATGCAGCACGCCGAGCGCCACTTCCTCTGGGCACCACAAGAGTATTTCTTCTTCCTGGGCCTCCAGGCGATCGGGATGGCCTGCGGACACGACACCCAGACCTACACCGACGCCCCGCTGAACGGGAACTTGATGATCACGCTCGTCGGTCCCTCTGGTGGTGGCAAGTCGACTGCTGTCGGTGAGATCAAGCGCATGTTCGACCGAATCTCGGTGGTCAGGTTCGATCCCGAGACCGGAACTGGCGTCAAGTTCATCCCGAATCCCGGATCAGCGGAGGCTCTCGCCGTCGCTCTGCGTACCGATATCGAAGACCCTGTCGATATTGTCAAGAAGGTCGAGGTGCCGACGACGGCCTGGTTGTACGTCGACGAGTTGGCCGACTACGCCTCCAAGGCGAGCCGTCGCGGCGGTGGGAACATGAAGACGATTCTGCTCACGCTGTTCGACTTCGTGAAGCGTTCATCGGCTCCCGAGCGCGTGATCGACGAGGTGTCGCTCGGGAGTGGTAAGCGCATCGTGCATGACACGCACTTCTCGGCAACCTTCACGACGCAGACTGCGTCGATGCGCGAGATGATGAGTGGCGCAGACCTGATCTCCGGGTTCCTCGGCCGCATCATTCCTGTCTTCGGCAACGGTCGCGTGAAGCGTCGGTATGGTGGAGAAGTCACTGAGCCGGAGTACCTCTTCGATGTTCAGTACGAGCGGATGTGGCGTCTGCGTCGTGACTTGTCGAGGAAGCGGGTGCAGTTCACGCCGGAAGCCTGGGATCTGATCAACACCAGCCCCCTGTGGGAGCGGATGGCTCCTGACGCGGTTCCTGACCTGATGGCTCGTGCTCATCTATTTACCTTCAAGATTGCATTCCTGTTGGCGGTCAACAACGGCGAGCACGAGATCGGCCCCGAGTACGTCGACTCGGCCATGAAGATCGTCTACAACTACATCATGCCTGGCTTCGGTGGCGTCAAGCAGGCCGTGAAGGCGACCGAGTGGAGTGACCTCCAGAACAAGATGATGGCCTGGTGCCAGCGGCACTACGATCGGCATGGCACCTGGCCGATCGCCACCGACTGGGCCAACGCCAAGTGGACGAGGTACGGCGATCTGAAGATGATCCATGAAAGCAGGGATCTTCTGATCAAGTCTGGCGAGATGGTGATTGTCAAGATCGCCACCAGTGGTAAGCCGAAGCAGGCGCTCGTGATTCCCAAGGGCAAGTGGGCCGAGTACGCAGGCTGGGATTCGAAGATCCCTGTCGATGAAGAGACCATGTATCCGAGGAAGAGGAAGTGATCTCCTGGCTGGAAGACGGCATCCCCGTCATCACCCCCGAGTGGCAGACCGAGTGCTGGCTCCTCGACCCCGGCCCGTTCATCGACATTGCCTTCGACATGGGGTTCCGGAACTTCGTCTTCCGGTCGCAGTACCACGAGAAGATCAAGCAGGACTTCTCGAAGTGGATCGACGTGTACGCCCGAGGCCGCGAGTGGAAGTGCATCTGGATGCCCTACCCGGCCAACTTCGCCGTGCTGTTCACCTCCAAGAAGGGGTGGAGCCAACACGAGGCCATCTGGCCGGTGTGGCGCTCGAAGGAGGATTCGTTCGAGACGTTCAACAAGATGTTCTACGAACCGCCTCCCCCTGGCACCGTACTCGGGTCGTTCGGCGTCGATCGTCACGATCACCGGCCGATCGAGGTGACCGATCACCAGGATGACGGCGTGGTGGTGGCTGCCATGCCGACCAGTCCGTACGCGTGGGCCGAGATCGCCCAGGCGCTCCAGATCGCTCAGGCCACCGTCCCCTCGCAGATGATCCACTTCCACGGACAGAAGTCCGTCGGTCGCACCATCGGCATCGCAGCCAAGAGCTTCGATCACCCGGTGCGGATCGGGTGGACCGACGGCTGGCCCCGTATCCTGCTCCCGAACGGGATGCTGTGGGAGACGATCAAGGAGCCGGTCGAGTCGCAGCGGCTCTGGCTGTCCGTCATCGGTGTCGACCACAAGAACCTTTTTGACCTGACCGGCAAGGACTTGTCCCGTCGGGTCTACGAGATCAACCTCATGAGCCTCCGGTGGGCACTGCTCAACTGGAGTCGAGCGTGGGACTTCCGTCGCGTCGCCTGGATGGAAGAAGACGAGGAGGCGACCTCCGATCTCGACTGGTCGCCCAAGACGCTCCCCATCCGCCTCAGGAAGACTAAGACCGAACGAGAGAACCTCGACCGCTGGCTGTGCGATTCGTGTAGCTTGCAGAACAAGTGTCCATACGCACGCGAAGGATCGGTATGCATCGTGCCTGACTCAGAACCCGCAGAGATCGTCGAGATGTTCGGCACTCGCAACAGCTCCCAGATCATCAACGGCCTCGGCGCTCTGCTCCAGGCTCAGGGTCGCCGTATGCAGCGCGCCATGAAGGAGGAGGACGATCTCGCCGCCGCTGTCGCTGCTGGTGACTTCGACGAAGAAGACGACACCGGCAAGAAGCGCAAGGCGAAGCCGAAGGTCGTGCTCTCCAGGGAGCTGACCGTTCTTCAGAACTCCATGTTCAAGAACGCCGTCGCCTTGGCGAAGATGGTGGACCCGACGATGGCGAAGCAGCTCGGGACCAAGGTCAACGTGCAGATGGTCAACGTCGGCTCGGGTTCGGACCTGACGCCGCAGGCGTTGATGGAGGGCGTGTCTGTCGCGCTCGCTGAGCGGGGTATCCGCATGGAGGACGCGACCGAGGAGATGATCCAGGCCGTCTTGGCGGAAATGACCGGCGCTGCTCCGGCAGCAATCGAAGCGACTGGCAGGGAACTGTGAGCAAGAACCGAGTGATCGAGATGGCGGCTTGGGAGCGAGGTGACGTTCCCGACAAGGTCGTGAACGTGATGTACTTCATCTTCTCTCAGCGTTCGCAGGGGAAGGCTCCGACCTGGCGGGAGATCGCTGATGTCGGCGGCTGGTCGGACCGGCCGCGGCCTGACTGGCGTCCCAAGATGCGGTACCTCAAGCGTTGGGGCGTGCTCTGGTGGCCGAACAAGCCCAAGAGCACCAAGATTGCTCCCGAGGTCGTGCCGTACTTGCTCCGCATGGTCGACGACCAGAGGGACTGCCGCCAGATTGCCCGTTGACAATGGGCGGCGAGTGTGTCAACATTCCTCTAGCAGAAATTGCAGAGCGCGACTTAACAGTGATCCGGATGTCGCATCGGGGGCTACACTCCCCGGCTTAGCTTGTTCCTAACGGTTCGGCCTATGGCTCTCTCGGGATGCTGGCGACGGCGACCAACGTGCAACGAAGACCGGGGGGTTGATCACCTCCGGTCTTCGCTGTTTGTCGGCTACAGTGCTCGTCATGTCGATGACGGCAACCCCCACTGAACTCTTCACCATCGCCATGCGCGAGGCGAAGTGGCTCCGGGACAACCCTCGCTTCGAAGAGCGGCCAGCCTCGATGCCCGAGTTCCTCGGCCCGAGCTACCTGAACATCGAGAAGCACGTTCGTCCTGCCGTGCGGGAGGTGCTCATCGACTTGTTCGGTGAGGAGACCAACCCGCACCGCATCGCCCGCTACGAGCGAGGCATCTACACCGGGGCCATCGGTATCGGCAAGACGACGGTTGCCTCGATCGTGCTGCCGTACATGGCGCACTGGGTGCTCTGCCTGAAAGACCCTCAGGGCTTCTTTGACCTGATGCCTGGATCTCGTATCGCCTTCATGCAGATGTCGACCTCCGGCCCGCAGGCCAAGGAAGTCGTCTTCGGTGACATCAAGGCGCGCATCGAGAACTCGCCGTGGTTCACCGCCAAGTACCCTTACGACAAGACGTTCAAGAACCAGATCCGATTCTCCAAGGAAATCTGGATTCTCCCCGGCGACAGTGCCGAGACCACCTTCGAGGGCTACAACATCCTCGGCGGCATCCTCGACGAGATCGACTCGCACAAGGTGACGAAGGTCAAGGACTACGCCGAGCAGGGCTACACGACGATCCACGGTCGTATCACTTCTCGATTCCAGGACCGAGGGTTCATCCTCCTGGTCGGCCAGATGAAGAAGGCGACCGGCTTCGCAGCCAAGATGTACCGGGACATGAAGACGGACAAGCAAGCCTACGTCTGTCGCATGAAGATCTGGGAGTCGCTCGGCTGGGGCAAGTTCCTGAACCCGGACGGCACGCACAACTCCTTCTGGTACGACATCAGCCGGTACGCCGAGACGACCGAGGCATACGCCGAGATGATGGGCTACCCGGAAACGATCATCGAAGTCCCGATGGTCTACCGCCGAGACTTCATGAACTCGCCCATGAAGGCGCTCCGAGACCTCTGCGGGCTGCCCCCTGCCGTGAGTGCGCCGTTCATCCACAACATCGACAAGGTCGACGAGGCTCGCCAGCGATGGAAGATGCGGTACGGTCTGGAAGAGGGGCCGGTCGACGCCAAGGGCAACTTCGCTGACTGGTTCGTCTCACCCAACGGCCTCAAGCGAGTTCTTCATGTCGACGTGGCCTACTCCGGCGACGGCGACGCGCTCGGGATGGCGATGGGCCATGTGGCCGAGATGGTCGAGATCGAGGGTGAGCGCAAGCCGATCATCGTCATCGACTTCGCGCTCAGACTCAAGGCCCCTCCCGGCCGCGAGCTGTTCCTCCCTGACGTTCGCAAGATCATCTACAACCTGCGCGACGAGCGCCGGTTCCGAATCGTCAAGGTCACGACAGACGGGTTCGAGTCGACCGAGATGCGCCAGCAGCTCCAACGCAAGCGCTTCTTCACGGACAAGATCAGCGTGGACCGGGACATGCTCCCGTATCAAGACTGCTACGACACGCTGATGGACGGGCGACTGATGATCCCGCCCTACCTGACTTACGCCAACGTGAACGACACCGACATGGTCGACATCGTCCGCAAGGAGGCGTCCGAGCTATCCGAGGTAGGCAACAAGATCGACCACCCACCGGACGGCTCCAAGGACGTGATGGACGCCATCGCTGCCGTGATCCACGAGCTGTCCGGGTCTCGCATGTATAAGACTGCTTCCGTCGCGATGGATCAGGACACTGGCCTCGGAGCAGAACCCACGTCTAGAGTCTCGTCGTCTCCTGCTTGGTTCCAGCACCCGGCAGTCGACACCAACTTCAAGGGTTCGGCACCGGTGCCGAACCTGTTTGGTGATCCGGTGCCGTTCGCACCGCCTCGCCGCTAAGAGACCAGTCTCAGGAGAACAAGATGCAACAGACCGAATCCGGCCTTTGGGCACCCTCGACTTTCAAGAAGTCGACCCCTCCTCCGCTCGGACCGATCGCCAACGCAACGGCGTTCGACTCCAGCGTCGTCAGGATGCCGGGTGGTGCAACGCTCATGTTCGACCTGGACAAGCTCACCCTGGCCGACTACCGCTCGATGCGGTACCACCCGCAGGTCAACGCATCGCTCTCGCTGATCACCTTCATGCTCCACCAGCTCGACTGGCACATCGAGTGCGAGGACTCCAAGATCGCTGAGGTCGTCGAGGAGAACGTCAGGCTGATCTGGACCCGCCTTGTGCGGGCGCTCAGCCAGAGCTTCTGGGCTGGCTACTCCCCGTCGATCCTGGAGTGGGAGAACGCCAACAACGGCAAGCACATCTTCATCAACAAGATCCTCGATCTCCCCCCGGAGGAGTGTCAGGTCAACTGGCGCGAGGTCGAACCCGCCTACAAGCCGCAGCGCGTCAACGGCATCACGCACCTGCCGCCGAAGGTCAAGATCTACGACGGCATCAACAAGTACGGCCTCGGGTACCCGATCCCGGCCGAGCTGACTCTGTGGTACCCGATCCTGATGGAGAACAACGACTTCTATGGTCGCAAGCTCCTCAAGTCGGCGTTCCAGCCGTGGTACTTCTCGATGCTCATGCACCTGTTCGCCAACCGCTACTTCGAGCGGTTCGGTGAGCCGACCCCCGTCGGCCGTGCTCCGTTCGACGACGAGTTCAAGTACAAGCGCACCGACGGCGAGACCGTTTCGATCAGCGGCAAGCAGGCGATGGAGAACATCCTCGCCACCCTCCGCAGTCGGGGCAACATCGTGCTGCCCTCGGACCGTGATCCAACGGCGACCAGCTCGGGCGGGCGCAGCGAGTACCTCTGGGATGTCGAGTACCTGGAGTCGCAGATGCGTGGCGCTGACTTCGAGCGTTACCTCGCTCGCCTCGACGAAGAGATCAGCCTCAGCATCTTCACGCCCATGCTCCTCATGCGCTCGGGCGACACCGGCAGCCACAACCTCGGCGTGCAGCACACGCAGACCTGGCTGTGGTCGCTCAACGCCTTGGCCGGAGACCTCAAGGAGTACATCGACCGCTACATCTGCGAGCGCATCAAGGCGTACAACTTCAGCGAGAAGGCTCCGAAGTGCCACTGGGTGCCGCGCAAGCTCGGCAAGGACAACCCCGAGACGATCCGCACGATCATCAACATGATGATCTCGCAGGGCTACGCCAAGCCGAACATCGAGGAGATGGGCGTGGCGCTCGGCATGAAGCTCGAAGAGATCGAGCAGGTCGCAGAAGATCCGAACGCCAACCCGAATGCTCCGGCTGCCGACGACCGTGGCGTGCGCCCCGAGCGCAACCGCTCCGGCTCCGGGCCTCGCCGTGTCGGTGAGCCGCTCGCCACTGGCCGCGAGATCGCTGCCCGCATCGGGGGCCAGGTCAAGAACGCCTGGTCGGACCTTCCGAACGCCAACCTCTCGATGGGGTTCCGTCGGCGGTTCCACGAGTCCCTCGTGGCCGAGGGTGTCGATCACGAAGCGGCCGAGACGATGACCCTGGAGGTCTACTCCAAGATGGAGACGTGGCTCAAGACCGCAGCCTCGCTCGGTTCGGACGAGTTCTCCAGCCCGCAGGACTTCGTCTCGTTGTTCGAGCGTCGTCTCACCACGGAGATCGAGAACCTTGCAACTCGATGAGTCGAAGGCGAAGCGCATCGAATGCTTCTGCTCTCGACATCCACTCCTCGCGATGTTCGTCGTCGACGAGTTGGTGGGCCGTCCTGTCATCTGGATCAAGACGATCAAGAACGGGAACATCTCGACCGAGGTCGTCCTCGCTGTCGGCTCCATTCGAGTCCGGTGCAGGGAGTGCTTCAGGTTCCACCGGATCGACTTGTGGCCCGACAGGAAGCCCATGTTCGATCGCGTCCTGGAAGATTCTGACGACTTCCGACAGTGATGGTTGACACGAAGCTGGGTCTTCCGGCTATCGTGACCACCCATGACGAAGAGGAAGTTCTCGACCGGGCTGCTGTCGCCCGCAAGATTCTCGCTGGGTCTCATGGACCCGGCAGGTCTTGCCGCCGAAGGCAACATCGTTCGCGGACTCAAGGTATTCCGTGCAGGAACCTTCAAGGACTCCAAGGGCCGTGAGGCAACCTGGACCCGCGAGATGCTCGCCTTGATGGTCTCCAACTTCGAGACGCTCCGGGCGAACGGCATCCTGCCGAACGTGCCGGTCCGTGAGGATCACACCGAGACGATGAAGGATGTCGTCGGCTGGTTCCATGCGCTGTACCTCGATCCGTCCAACCCCGACATGCTTCTCGCAGATGTCGAGTTCACGGAGCCGGAGAAGCTCGCCAAGTACCAGCGCGGCACCTACCGCAGCCGGTCCATCGAGATCAGCTCCTACGAAGACAACGATGGTCGTGAGTACGCACCGGTCGTGATCGGCCTGGCGTTCGTCGACCTCCCTGCCGTCGAGGGTCTCTTCCGACTCTCGAACAACGACAACCCTCCTCCGGCCAAGGACGACAAGTCTTCCGACGGCGGCGCAGGGGCGTCCCACAACAAGGAGAAGTCCAAGATGGCGAAGTTCAAGCTGAACGGTCAGGAGACCGAAGACGAGGCTCAGGTGCAGGCACACATCGCCGCGCTGGAGACCTTCCGCACCGAGGCCGAGAAGACTCTGGCCTTCAAGTTCAAGATCAACGGCACCGAGACCAGCGACTTCACTGCGGTCCAGGCCCACTGCCTCACGCTGGAGACCTTCCGCACCGAGGCGATCGAGAGCGGCCGTGCGTCGTTCGTCGACCAGCTCGCCACCGACGGCAAGATCGGCAACCCGATGAAGGAGTCGTTCAAGGCGATGGTCGCCACGATGAACGACGCCCAGTTCGACGCCTTCAAGAAGACCTACGAGGCTGCTCCGAAGCTCCCGCTGTTCGGCCAGCATCAGGGCGGCAACGCCAACGGTGACACCGATCCGGTGAAGGCCGAGATCGAGACCCTCGAAGAGATCATCGCCAACCACCGTCGTTCGGGCATGGCCGACGAGGCCGTCCAGAACACCAAGAGCTTCAAGCGTCTCCAGGCCATCAAGGCCGGGGCCTGATCTGACCCAGGAGGCAGAACAACATGAGTTCCTTCAGCACCGCCAACGCTGCTCGCCAGCCGTTCGGCAAGAACCAGTACCTCCGCTCGACGAAGCGCAAGGGCACCATGTCCTACACCTTCTCGAAGCTCGGCATCCCCACCATCACGGTCGACGGTGACGTCACCAAGGTGCTCCAGCCCGGAACCGTGGTCGCCAAGATCACGAGCGGTCCCGAGGCCGGCAAGATCGGCGTCTTCCAGGCCGTCGGCACCGACGAGGTCCAGCGCCTCACCAAGGCGGGCACCGTCTCGGGCGGCACCTTCACCCTCACGGTGCTCGGTGCCACCACGGCTGCCATCGCCTTCGACGCCAACGCCGCGACGATCCAGGCAGCCATCCGGCTCGCCATCGCGACGGCCTACACCAACGGCACCGTCAGCGCAGATGTCGCCGCCATCGGTGACGGCATCACGGTGGCCGGTGGCCCGTTCTCCGGTGCGACGCCGGTCGATGTCACCTTCAACGGTGAGGTCGGCGCAGACGTGGCCCAGATCACGGCCGACACCGCGCTGCTCACGGGCGCTGGTGCAGGCATCACCCCCAGCACCACCACCCCCGGCGTTGCCGGTGCCACGGACGGCCGCGGCGTGACCGCCAACATCGTCGGCGTGGTCGACACCTTCCTGCCGTGGCAGCTCACGGAGCGCGATGTCGAAGTGTCCGTCGTGTACGACGCGGCACTCGTGCAGGAGTGGTGCATCGAGTACAACGCAGCCGGTGAGCCGGTCGCGTTGGGCAACACCACCCGCGACGCGATCATCGCCCGCACCGACCTGTCGCTCATGTTCCCGGACCCGGCCTGAGCGACCCCTTCAACACGTAGGAGAAGAACAACATCATGTACCCGGAACAGGACCGCCTCGTGCGGAAGGAAGTGGCGCTCGGGACCATCCGCGAGATGGAACCGCCGCTGACGCACATCGGCACGGCCATGCTCGCGCCGTTCATGGAAGTCGCGACCGACGACGTGATCTTCGACTACGCGAAGGGCCTGACCGACGGTCTCGCCCCGGCACGAGCCGAGGACGCGGAAGCCGAGCTGGCGCAGAAGGATCTGCTCTTCGGCGGCACCGGCCGTGCGGCCGTGCTCGACTGGTCGCTGAAGGACCACTACAGCGCCAGCGACGTGACCCGCTACCGCGAGTCGCTCATGGTGCAGAGCCGCCTCGGCACCAACATCCCGCTGCCCCTCACGGTCGGCTCGATGGTCGAGGAGTTCCGGGCCAAGATCGCTCGTGACGACGCTCTCCGTCGGCGCAAGCTCGACAACCGCTTGGAGTGGATGATCCTCCAGGCGATGGAGACCGGTGGCATCGCCTACAACGACGGCAAGATCAAGTTCGCCGTCGACTACGGCCGTCCCTCGGGCCAGCAGGATCAGGCCCCGATCGCTCTGTGGTCGTCCACGACCTCGGACCCGATCAAGGACATCCTGAACATGCAGGAGTTCATGTACGACACCTACGGTGTCCGCATGACCCGTGCGATCACCTCCAAGAAGGTGCTCGACAACACGCTGAACTCCGACAAGTTCATCGCCCGTGCCGGTCTCGCCGTCGGCGGCTACTCGATCCCGTCGGGCGGCACGGTCGGCAACCCCGGCACGACCCTCGATCCGAACTACCTCATCGACGGCTGGGGTGCCGACGCAGCCCGCGCCGTCATCGAGCGCCAGACCGGCGTCCGCTTCGAGGTGTACGACTCGGTGTACCGCACCCGGCCGGTCGGCTCGAAGGTCATCACCAACAACCGGTTCTTCTCGCAGAACAAGATCCTGTTCCTCCCGGACCCGTCCGACCTGGCCGAGCTGGACGACATGATCGGCTTCGGCCGCACGCTGACCAGCCCCCACCCCGAGGGCAACTGGCAGCCGGGGTTCTACGAGTGGGAAGAGGAGACCAAGGATCCTTGGGGCCTCAACCGCGGCACCGGCATCAAGGCCTTCCCGGTGTTCCCCCACCTCGACCTGACCTTCACCATGACGGTGTTGGCCTGATCACCACCCGAAGTTGACGATGAAGGGCCAGGGGTGGATCACGACCACCCCTGGCCCTTCTCGCTGAACGAGACAAGGAAACTTCATCATGGCCCACTGGATCACCAACCGCGGCAAGCTCCTTCTCACCCAGGGTTCCTGGGACGACGAGACGGCCACCAACCTCTACATGGGCTTGCTGGCCGGTGCGTCCACCCCCGTCGGCATCGACACCGAGGGCGAAGTTCAGGACTTGAACTTCGTCAACGATCTCCTCGTGATCGCCTCGGTCGACGAGCCGGTCGGCGGCTGGTATACCCGCAAGAACCTCACCCGCACCAACGCCGCAGAAGACGACGTGAACAACCGCGTCAACCTCGACGCCGCTGACGTGACCTGGACGGCGGCAACGGCAGGCGAGACCATCTACGGTGCCTACATCGCCGCCGAGCGCGGCACCGACGCCCAGGACGAGCTGATCTCCGTGATCACCTTCGCCTCCGCACTGCCGACCAACGGTTCCGACATCACCGTCACCATCGCAGACCTGTACCGCCTCGTCTGAACCAGGAAGGGGTCACCATGCCCGACTCACTGCCCATGCTCGCTGAGATCACCGAAGCGATCGAGGCTTTGCCGACGACCGGCGCTGGCTTCCGAGTGGAGAACCCCTCGGAGTTCGCCATCGCCATCGTCGGCATCGTCGCGCCCGCCTACCAGGCCGACATCGACATCATCGAAGGCCAGCGCACGACCGCCCAGTCGCTCGCTGACCAGCGGAACGCCGAGCTGATGCTTCTCCGTGGAGAAGTCGATCAGCTTCGTGAAGTCACGGCAGGCGTGAAGGCTGCGGTGGACAACGGCGATCTCGTGACCGCCGCAGCCCTTCTCGCCACGATCGGCTGACCATGCCCATCTCGATCGACTCACTCCTCGATGGGGCGCGCCCCAAGAAGAGTATTCAGAAGGTGTCGGCAACGGCCGAGGGTGCCGGTACCTTTCACAGCTTGTGGAAGGTTGCCGGTAGCCCCACGGCCGGAGCCAACCCGACCGCCTTCGGTACCGCTGGTCCGTTCATCCCGACGAACGCCACGCTCGGCAGCATGGCTCAGCCCAACCCCGGCGCTGGCAACGAGCTGCGTCTCACCAGTCTCGAAGCATCTGGTGCCACCGCTGGCAAGCTCATCATCTACGACCGCTTGTGGGCGTGTTCTGGCTTCACCACGAACATCACCAGCTTGCAGTCGATCAACACCCCCGACATCGTCTCCAGCGGCCGTCTTCCGGCAGGCCCGGACTACAGCGACGTGGAACTGTGGTTGGAGGTCTACACCGCTCCCGGTGCGACCGGTGCGACGTGGACGATCATCGCCATCGACGGCGGCGGCACGAGCCGCACCATGACTTACACGCACCCGGCGAACGCTGAGTCGGTCGGCCAGATGATGATGGTCGCGCCGCTCGCCGCTGCGGCGGCAGGCTTCCGCAACCCGGTCAGCTTCCAGTGCTCGGTCAGCTCGGGCACCGCAGGCGACATCGGCATCACTCTTCTTCGTCGTATTGCCTCGATCGACATGGCGATCATCAACACCGGCGCGTTCCGCAGCGCCCTCGATCTCGGTCTGCCGACGGTTCGCACCGACGCCTGCTTGGCGATGATGGTGCAGTGTACGACGACGAACACCGGTCTGATTCTTGGCGATGTCGGGATCAGTGAGATCACGCCGTGATGAAGGAAGGCATCCTTCATGACGACCATCCTCACTGACAACTTCACGGGCGCGGATGGCGCTGCGTGGAACTCGACTTATTGGCCCAGCTTCTACGACAGCGTCGGCGGTGGGTTCCACGACATCCAAGGCAATCAAGGTCGGATGCAAACCGGTGTCGGCTCTTATGCCGTCATGCAGGCCGAACTCCAGAACGTCCTGGGTGTCGACTTCGAAGCAACCTTCGACGTAGAAGTCCAGGCGACGACGGAGTCCTACTTCCAGGTGGAGTTCCGGTCGGCGCTCACGGGCGACGGCAACATCTACGAGATGGTGCTTCGTCGAGACACCGGCTACCTGGCGATCGAGAAGAAGGTTGCCTTCACGCCGACCGTTCTCGCTTCGACTACCTTGTCGCTCGCCACGAACGACGTGGTTCACTTCCGCCTCCGTGCCGTCGGCTCGGAGTACAAGGTCCGCGCATGGAAGAACGGCGCACCCGAGCCGGGAACCTGGAACCTCGAAGCATCTGACTCGACCTACCTGACGAACCGTCGCCTGGCCTTCAAGGTTCTGTCTGGTGCGACTTCTGCATCTCAGCGGTGGGATGTCGACAACGTCACCTTCACTGACGCGGCTCGTCGGAACCACGATCGGTTCCAGTGGCCGAGCAGGCGTCAGGCAGGCCGGGCGCTCAGCCGGGTCATCATGCTGCACGATCACGACAGCATCGAGTCGCATCTTCTCAACACCGAGTACACCGACAAGGGTCTGGCCTCAGCCTTCACCTTCGATGGTGTCGATGGCGACGGCTGGCATCCGTCGTGGGTCTTCACGCAGGCGACCGGCGACATCCAGGGTGGTCGCGGTCGGATGTCGACCGGCATCACCAACTTCACCGGGTGCTCTGCTTATTACGACATGGGCATCGTCGATGCTGATGTCAGGATCGACGTTGAGGTTCCGACTTCAGATGCTCAGTTCCCTGAGATCCGGTTCCGGTACAACAACACCAACGGTGACTTCATCAGGTTGCTGTTCGAGCCGCACAACGACATCGCTCAGTTGCACTCCTTCGACAACTTCGTGCAGATCGCGCAGATTGGGTCGAACATCGCCTTCGCCGTGAGTCCGGGCGACATCATCCACATCCGAATGGCTGCGGTCGGCACCGACCACAAGGTGAGGCTGTGGAAGAACGCTGACGCCGAGCCGTCGACCTGGGCTGCCGAGTTCAGTAGCACTTATGGTGCTGGCAACGACCAGCTCATGATCCGCACGGTCACCGCCGATCAGGGCGTGGCTGCCATCAACTACTGGGACAACTTCTCCTTCGGGACTGCCGTCTTCGGCGGTTCGCCTGTCAACTTCACGGCTGACACCGCAACCGGGACTTGGACCGGCGTTCAGGCGACGATCTCCGGAACGGGTGCAGCTTCCCGTGTAGCTGATGTCGGTTCCGAGACTTGGACTGGCGTGCAGGCGACGATCTCGGGAACCGGCGTGGCCTCCCGTGTGGCTGATGTCGGCTCCGAGACTTGGACTGGCGTCCAGCCCACGATCTCCGGCTCAGGATCGGTGTCTCGGTCGGTCGACACTGCCATCGGTTCTTGGACTGCCGTTCAGGCGACGATCTCTGGCTCGGGTGCGGTGGCAAGGTCGGCAGACGTTGGCCTTCTGACTTGGTCCGGCCTCCAGGCTGCCATCTCTGGCACAAGCAGTTCCTCGAGGGCGCTCGACACTGCGACGGGCACTTGGACCGGAGTTCAGGCGACGATCTCCGGCTCAGGAGCTGTCTCTCGCGCCGCCGACGTTGCCACCGGAACGTGGACCGGGGTCACGCCATCCGCTGCCGCTGGAGCGACCCTCTTCGCCGCCAACACGGCCACCGCGACGTGGACCGGCGTCCAGCCGACGATCTCGGGATCGAGCGCCGTCGCTCGGGCCGCAGACTTCGCCACAGGGACTTGGACTGGAGTTCAAGCGACCATCGCTGCGTCGAGCGCAGCATCTCGGGCTGCCGACCTCGCGACCGGCACCTGGACCGGCGTCCAAGCGACGATCCGTGGCTCAAGTCCTGTCGCCAGAGCCGCCGACATCGCGACCGGCACCTGGACCGGCGTCCAGCCGACGATCTCGGGTTCGAGCGCCGTCGCTCGGGCCGCAGACTTCGCCACCGGCACTTGGACCGGAGTTCAGCCGACGATCTCGGGTTCGAGTGCGGTTACAAGAACTGCTGACATCGCGACCGGCGCCTGGACCGGCGTACAAGCAACGATCACCTCCGGCGCTGCCACTCGCAGTGCCGACACGGCGACGGCGACCTGGACCGGCGTCCAGTCGACTCTTGCTGCGTCGAGTGCAGCTTCTTGCTCGGCTGACATCGCCAGCGGCACCTGGACGGGCGTTCAGCCGACCATCTCGGGTTCGAGTCCCGTCTCAAGAGCCGCCGACATCGCCACCGGCACCTGGACCGGCGTCCAGCCGACTCTTACAGCTTCCGGTGCGGCATCTCGCTCGGCCGACATCGCCACCGGCACCTGGACGGGCGTCACTCCCTCGATCTCGGGTTCGAGTCCTGTCTCAAGAGCTACTGGCGTAGCAACCGGCACCTGGACCGGCGTCCAGCCGACTCTTGCTGCGTCGAGCGCAGCATCAAGAACCTCTGACACCGCCACCGGCACCTGGACGGGCATCACGCCTTCGATCTCGGGCACGGGTGCGGCCTCCCGCGCAGCCGATGCGGCGACGGCGACGTGGGTCGGCATCACTCCTCAGACCGACGCCGACATCTTCTTCGAAGCAAACGTCGCCGTGGCGACCTGGACCGGGGTCACGCCCTCGATCTCGGGCGCTGGGGCCGTCTCTCGGGCCTCCGATGTCGCCATCGGCACCTGGACGGGCGTTCAGCCCTCGATCTCGGGCGCTGGGGCCGTCTCTCGGGCCTCTGGCGCTGCCACGGGCACCTGGACGGGCGTCCAGCCCTCCATCGCTGCCTCCGGGGCCGCTCAGCGGGCCGCTGACACCGCTGCGGGCACCTGGACGGGTGTCCAGCCCTCCATCGTGGCCTCCGGAGCCGCTACGGCGATTGCAAGTCCTGGCGGTATCGTCATCGTCGGCGTCACGCCCGGTCTGTCGGCCGGAGCCGGTGCCCTGGTGGCCGATCCAGCGATCTTGTCGATCTCCGGCCTCACCCCCACCATCTCCGGTGCCGGTGCTGCCGCGACGAACGCCGGTACCGGCACCGGAACCTGGACTGGTGTCACCCCTTCGATCAGCTCCGGCGCAGCCTTGCGAGCTGCCGACACTGCAACTGCGACTTGGACTGCTGTCCAGCCTTCAATCGTTCCTGGCACTGTTCTTGTGTCTGTTCCGGCTGCCGTCGTCACCTGGACCGGCGTCACGCCTTCGATCTCGGGTGGGCCTGCGTCTCGGGCTGCTGGTTCGGCCACGGGGACTTGGGTCGGCGTCACCCCGTCGATCTCCGTCGCTCAAGAATCTTCGGTCGATGTCGCTGTCGCCACCTGGGTCGGCGTCCAGCCGACCATCAACGGCTCGGGTTCGAGTCAGCTCTCGACTCAGGTTGCTGTCTTCACTGTCAGTGGTGTCACGCCTTCGATCTCGGCTGCAACGACTTCGTTCCAGGTCGAAGTGCGCTCGCTGTCGTGGGTCGGCGTTCAGCCTTCGATCTCGGGTGTCGGCAACGCCAGCGCCGGAGCGGACACCGCGATTCTCACGATCCTCGGCGTCACGCTCTCGCTGATCATCGGCGTCGACATCAAGCTGCCGGTGACGACGATCGTCACGGTCGCTGAGTTCTTCTCCAAGGCAACCACCAAGCCTTCGAATACGAAGGTGAACGTTCCGAGTTCGAGTACGATCTCGACGACTCGACCGAATCGAACGATCCAGACCACACCGGGGAGCACCTGATGCCTGCAACGACGAACTACAAGAAGGGTGATCAACTGCCGGAGTACACGGCTCAGTTGATCCAAGGCCAAGGTCTCGACGCCGAGCCGATCAACCTGACCGGCACCACCGTCAAGCTCCACATGACCAACCGTTCCACCGGAGCCGTCAAGGTGAACTCCGACGCCACGATCGACGCCCCGGCAACGGACGGCAAGGTCCGGTACGTCTGGGGCGCGACCGACCTCGACACCCCCGGCAACTACGACGTGGAGTGGGAGATCACCTTCAGTGGAGACCGGAAGATGACCGTCCCCAGCAAGGACTTCGACATGATCGTGGTCCGCGAGGATGGCGACTAAGGCTTGTTGAAGACGGAACCCTGGCTGTAGCATCCCCGACATGCCGTACTGCTCCGACGACGATCTTCTCCTGACGGCCGACGTGATGGTCTCGCCTGCGGAGAAGACGCGGTTCATCCGCCTCACCTCCGAGGCAATGGACGCGAAGCTCGGCTACCTGTACTCGGTCCCGATCAACCTGGACGCACTGCCGCCGCACCAGAAGCTTCTCCTCAAGACGATCAACGCCAAGATGGCGACGGGTCGGATGCTGATGTCGTCGTCGGTCGGCTCACAGAACACCGAAGTCAACGCCTACGCTGCTTATCTGATTCGAGAAGCAGAGATGGATCTCGCCTCGATCGCCAACGGTCAGGTCGACCTCAACGCCCCTCGCGTCGATGAAGCAGGTGACGGCGTCGGTGTCGTTGCTGACCCCACCGTGGAAGATCCCTTCGCTCGCATCCCCGGTGGCTGGAACCCCGACCAGACCTCTGCCGTCACGACGTTCGAGAAGAACTACATGACGGAGACCACGGAGCAGATCAAGTTCACCCCTGCCGACAACATCCTGGGTGAAGGTCGGTCGACGAGGATTCGCTGATGCCTGCTCCGATCTTCTCGGCCACCAAGAGTGGCAAGATGACCGGCATGGTCACCGTGGACGCTTCGGACGTGTTCCAGGTGATCTCTCGGGTCGAGCAGGCTGTCAGTCCTCACCAGCTTCATGTGTTCCTGCGTGGGCCGGTGAGTCACTACTTCGAGAACAAGATCATCGACCTGTTCGCATCACTCGGCGGGGGCGGCGTTGCTGGTGGTGCCTGGCCTCCGCTGAGTGAGGGCACCAAGAGGATTCGTCATGCTCTTGGCTACTACGACGACTACGCAATCAACGAGCGAACCGGCGAGCTACTCGACTACGTCGCCTTCAGCCGCCAGTTCTCTCCGCTCCCTGACGGCGCTTCGATGACGCTTCCCGATGGTCAAGCTGGAACCGAGCTGGAGCGCAAGCTGCGGACTGCTCAGGAAGGTCGCACTCAGGGTTCAGGCGAGATGCTTCCCGGCGCGTATACTCCTCCTCGTCCAGTCCTTCAGCCCCTCGACGAAGAAGACCTGCTCATGGTGACTCGAATGCTTCAGGTGTTCATCATGCAGTTCGTCGGAAAGATGTCCCCGTGACCGATCTCCCCGCCAACGCAATCGACGCGCCGAAGGAGTACTTCCCGGCGACGTTCGTCTCGATGATCGCTAAGGCTCTCGACGATCTTCTGCCCGATGACTGCGTCGTCGTCGAGCGCCCTCTCGGTGAGTCTGATCCGAACTACGCCGTCGGCGTGTACGCCGAGTCGTGGGCGACCGACGAAGACACTTACCAGATCGGGCAGTTCGAGCCGACGGAGAACCGGTACGAGATCAGGGTCCAGAGCTTGGTCAAGTCGATCGACCACATGACCGGTCGAGCAGCTCACTCCAACCTCGCCAAGACGATCAGGGTGATACTGTACCGAGACACCACTCTTCGGGTACGTTTGACCACTGCAACAGAAGAACTCCTCTCAAGTGTCGAAAGAGTCAAGGGTTACGGTGTCAAGAGGCAAGAGTTCCTCTCCGGCAAGGTCGGGGCGGGGTTCATGTTCATGGCAACCACTCATGTCTTCGTAGACACCAACACCACCTTCCTGTAGGAGAAGAAACAAGATGAGCAACGTCGCAGAACTCCGGTCCGAGGTCGAGTCCCTCCGTGCCGAGGTCGAGGCCGAGAAGGCCCGCCAGGCTGCGAAGACCCGCGAGGGAGAGGATGCTCTCCGTGCGGAGCGCCTGACCGCCGAGCGCGATCGCCTCAAGGCCGAGCTGGCAGCCCTGCGTGGCGAAGCACCGGCTCCCGCGCCGGAACCCGCTCCCGCCCCCGCACCGGCTCCCGCGCCGGAACCCGCTCCCGCCCCCGCTCCTGCCCCCGCACCGGCCCCCGCGCCGGAACCCGTCGTCTCGACCCCGGAGTCGAGCGATTCCACCGACACGGCCACGAAGCGCCGCTGAGCCTCACAACAAGGAGTAAGTCATGGGCTTCAACAGCCAGTCCGGTCACGTCGGGTTCCGCACCCAGGCGTCCAAGGGGGTCTATGCCGATCCCGGCGCAACCGCGCCGAACCAGGGCATGTTCCTCAACATCCGCTCCGGTGCCCTCGGTGGCAACCGCGAGCTGATGATCCCCGATCCCGAGATCGGCGGTCACCGCGACGTGCCCGACGCTCAGCTCGGCCCGATCTCGTACTCCGGCGAGTACGACTTCTACGCCCGCATGGAGAGCCTCAGCGGCATCATGCGCGGCGTCTTCGGTGACGACGTGGTCACGGGGTCGGCGGCGCTCGGCTACACCCACACCCACACGCCGCAGGACACCCTGCCGTGGGAGAGCGTGGAGGAGAAGATCGGCAACGGCTTCGAGACGTTCAAGTACACGGACGCCAAGATGAACACGCTCCACCTCGAAGCCGACGCCAACGGCTACCTGATGGGCACCGTGGGCATGTTGGCGCTCTCGCAGGCGACCACGACCGCGACGGTCGTCGGCTCGCAGCGCCGGGACACCTCGCCGCTGCTCGTCGGCACGAACATCACCGTCTCGTGGGCCGGTGCTCAGCTCCCCGCCAAGAGCTTCAGTCTCGACGTGAACAACAACATCGAAGACGACGACTTCCGTCTCGGTTCGCTGTTCCTCGGCAACGCCGTCGAGAAGCGTCGTGAGATCACGATGGGCGTCACCATCCGTCCGGAGGATGCGACCCTGTGGAAGACCGCCATGTGGGGTTCGCCGGTGGCGACCGCTCCGCTCGGTCAGTCCTTCAAGGACGACGTGTCCATCGTCATCACCTCCTACGAAGACATTGCCGGCGCGAACCCGGGTGTCAAGTACACGGCGACCTTCACGGTGCCCTACGCCGCCATCGCTCCGTTCTCGCTGTCGCCGTCGGGTGACGACGTGATGGAGCACGACATCGAGATCCGTGCGCTGCGCCCGGTCGCGGCCACGCCGATCGTGACGGCCGTGATCAAGAACAGCATCGCCACGGCGTACTGATCGCCACGGGGGCGAAGAGGGGAGGGGTCAGGTCTTCGGACCTGGCCCCTTCTCCGTTCTGACGCTTCCGATCTGGAGCTTCCGTCTGCTAACCTCCTCGTTCAGCAAGACCACCAAGGGCACAGGAGGCCAATCAAAGTGGAAGACACCCAGGTTCAGGAAGAGATCGAGCGGAACCAGCGCACGCTGGACGCGATGGAGGCAGCAGGCGTCTCCACGACGGAGTTCACCCAGGAGGATTACTTCGGGTTCGAGGAGCACCACACGGTGTACCTCCCCGACGGCAAGAGCTACGTCGTCCACCAGACGCTCAACGAGGGCGCTCGCCGCAAGTACATGAACTCGCAGAACCGCGAGGTCAAGCTCCAGAAGGTGACCGGCGATGCCATCCTGAAGATGGCGACCGGCGAGGAGCGTCTCGCCCTCCTGAAGTCGGCCATCACCGGCTGGAACCTCGTCCGCAAGAACCCGAAGACGGGTGCGATCGAGCCGGTCCCGTTCACGGACCAGAACCTCACCCAGTTCCTCGACAAGGCCAACCCGAAGGTCGTCGACCTCATCGACGCCGACGTGCGGAAGCACAACCCCTGGCTCACCGCCGACATCACGGTGGAGGACATCGACAAGCAGATCGAGGAACTCCAGAAGCTCAAGGAAGACAAGATCCGGGAGGATGAAGCAAAAAAGTCCTGAGGGAGCAGGCTGCCGCGTACTTCGCGAACAAGCCGATCACAGGCAAGATGCACGAGTCGCTGAGGCTGTGGTCGATCCTCAACGCGATGAAGTGGAACCACCTCCCGGTATCAGGTGGCCTCTACGACCAGCACCCAGGGTTCCTCGATGACATCGAGATCATCTTCAGGGCGCAGGGCGACCAGAGGCAGAAGGACCAAGAGAAGCAAGAACGAAACATGAAGCAGAAGAAGGGCAGGCGCAGGTGAACTCAGTGATGACGATTCAGGTCCGAGTGATCGGTCGTCAAGCCATCGCGCAGCTCAATCAGGTGCAACAGGCGGCTGCCGGTGTTGGGGCGGGGAGTCCCAACACCGGCAAGCACATCACCGGCTTCATCGAGTTCTTGAACTCCAGCAAGTTCTCCCGAGGCATCCAGCGCCTCAACTACTTCGGTCGCCAGATGACCTTCACGGCGACCCTGCCGTTCCTGTACCTCGCCAAGAGTCTGACTCGGGCGAACTTCGCCATCGAGTCTTCGATGAACAGAGTGGTCAAGGTCTACGGCGACCTATCGTTCTCGCAGCAGCGGATCAACGAGGAGACCGAGGCGCTCGGCAAGAGCTTCGAGCTTCTGTCGACCCGGTTCGGCGTCCACCAGGAAGAAGTCATCGACATCGCTGCGGCGTGGGCCTCGGCTGGCTCGGCCGGTCGTGGCCTGGCTGAGAACACCAAGCTCACGCTTCAGGCGATGATCCTCGGTGAACTCGAAGCAACCGAGGCGACCGAGGGTCTCATCGCCATCCAGGCGCAGTGGGGCCTGTCGACCGTCAAGAACGCTCAGGGCATGTCGGAGATGTCGCTGGCCTTGGCTCAGCTCAACATCATCGAGAACCAGACCGGCGTGACGATGCAGGGCTTGATCGAGTCCCTCCAGAGATCGTCGGGTGCGGCCCGAGTCTCCGGCATGTCCTTCGTCGAGCTAGCCGCGATGACAGCGGCGCTCGTGCCCGCTGCCGGTACCGCTGCCAACGCCGGTAACGCTCTCAAGACGATCATCGCCAGCCTCCAAGCGCCGACGCAAGAGGTCATCGACACCTTCAAGCTCATGGGCATCGAGGTGAACAGCCCAGAGTGGCTCGGCACCTCCGTCACCGGCAAGATCGAGCAGGTCGCTGAGAAGTTCGACGATCTCTCGACAGCCAACCAGGCGTTCGTGTCCGAGGTGCTCGGCGGCAAGTGGCAAATCTCCCGGTTCAGCATCTTGATGCAAGACCTGAACAACGAGATGGGCTACTACAACAAGGCCATCAAGGCTGCCGGTGGGAGCACGAAAGACTTGACAGATCAGTTCGATCGAGAGCTGCTCACAGTCTTGCAGTCGAATCCCAAGAAGTGGGGCATCATGACGAACGCCATCCGTAACACGATGGCAAACGCCTTCATCCCGCTGATCCCGGTCATCATGTCGGTGCTCAACGCCTTCATGCAGCTCTCCAACTGGTTCGCCGGTCTCGACCCGAAGACTCAGACGTGGATCATCATGGGCGCTGCGCTCTTCGCCCTGATCGGTCCCATCGCTCAGATCACTTCGGCCTTCATGAACCTCGGCCTGATGATCTACGGCCTGAGCCGTCCCTTCGGGTGGCTGATGTCGAGCGTCCTGGTACCGATGATCAAGCAGATCGGCGTCACGCTGATGGGCTGGGTCACCTCGATCGTCGGCACCATCGGCACCCTGCCGATCGCCGTCGGCACCTCGACTGCTGCCTCTGCATCTGCCGCCACAGCCTCCACCGCCGCCGTGGCGGGCGCTGCCACCGCTCACACGGGCTATGTGCTCACCAACGTCCGGGTGATGTCAGCGGCCTCGCAGGCGGCGTCCACGTCGATGATGCTGGGCGCTCAGGCTGCCCTTGCGGCCTCGACGGCGACCTCCAGTGGAGCTGCTGCCGCCGCGCTCGGGTCTCAGCTCGCCATCGGCACCGGAAGCACCGCCTTGGCGACGACGCAGATCATCAACACCACCGCCGTCGAAGTCGCCGCCGTCCAGTCGGCCGGAGTCATCACTGCGGCCAACACCGGGGCTGCGGCCACCACTGCTGGCGTGTGGACGAGAGCCTTCACCTACATCCGTGGGGCCTTCATGCGCTTCCTGGTGGCTCCGATCGTCTCGGCGGTCACCGCTCTCGCCGCCACGCTCGGGCTGCCGGTCTGGGCGGTCGTGGCTGCCATCGCCGCCGTCATCGCCGCCATCGTGCTCATCCTCCGGACCGACCTGGAAGAGAACATCTGGGACGTTATCAAGAGCATCGGTCGAGCGTTCCAGGCGCTCCCTCAGGTCATCGTCAACGTCTTCAACTCGATCATCCAGATCATCGGCAAGGCCATCCTGATCATCCGCGATGCGCTCAGCTACCTCAACCCGTTCGCTCGCCACTCGCCGTCGCTGGTCGACAACGTCAAGGCCGGTGTCGCCGTCATCCTCGACGAGTACAAGAAGTTCCAGCAGATCCCGGCGCTCATCCGCTCCGCCGTGGCCGCTCTCGACACCTTCGGACAGGTCGCAGCTCCCGGCATGAAGTCTGCCCGCGAAGCTGAGCTGTCTGACATCAAGAGCAAGATCGGCAAGTACGATGCTCCGGCTGCCGACGCTGCCGGTGGAGTCATCACTCAGGTGCTCGCCCTCGAAGCCGAACTGCCCGGTCTCGCCGCCGAGATCGACAAGCAGAAGCAGGTCGTCCGCGAGTGGGCCGCTGCCCTCAAGACCGCCGACGCAGCCCTCAACGCTGCCGAGGCTCGCCTCAACAAGGCGCAGGCCGAGTTCGAGGCAGTCGGTGACGCCATCCAGGCTGCCAAGGATCGGATCGACGATCTGTCGAGCATGAAGATCACCGGCATGACGGCGATGGAAGATCAGATCTTCGCCAACTCGATGGCTCAGAAGCAGTTGAACCTCCAACTGCTGGAGTACGAGCGCCGTGGCGAGGGTCTCGACGACGTGCGCGAGAAGTACGCCGCCCTCAACGGCGAGATCGAACTCCTCCAGGGTGAGCGCAACACGCTTCGTCTCGGTGGAGCTGGCTCCGACATCCTCAGCGTCTACGACGACCAAGTCAACGCCATCAAGGAGCAGCAGGGTGCTCTGGCCGACACCCAGGACGAGATCAAGGCAATCCAAGATCAGCTCGACGCCCTCGACCTCGAAGGTCGCTGGCTGGAGCTGACCCAGTCGATCACCTTCGATCCGCTTCTCAGAGAGATCGACAAGCTGGTCAACGGCGTCGACGAGATGGCGTTCGACGACATCGTCGCCGGAATCCAAGAGCAGCAAGCTCTCATCGCCCAGCTCCAGCCGCAGTACGACGCTCTCGCTGACACGGTCGAGAGAGAGAAGGCTGCCGTCGAGGAGGCCAGGGCGATCCGCGACGGCATCGCCGCTCAGCTCGACCTGGAGGAAGAGAAGCTCAACAGTCTCGAAGAGGCGTACTCGTCGATCGAGTCGCTGATCCGAGACATGGTCTCGGCCATGAGCGACTACGCGACGGAGCTGGAGCGCGCAGCGAGCGTCAAGGCTGCGGAAGGTCCGGGCCTGTTCGAGACCGGAGTCAACTCCAACTTCGAGATCCCCGGTGGCGACAGCATCATCGGCCCCGAGGGAACGCTGTTCGACATCGAGGCATTCAACAAGGAGATGGAGGCCGAACTCCAGGCTGCCATCGAGCAGATGGGTGCCTTCGACATCTTCGCTGGCATCCGCGAGCAGTGGGACAAGATCGTCGGCTGGTTCAAGGACAACGGCTGGAAGCTCGGCGCTGCCATCGTCGCCGCCCTCACCGTCTGGATCTGGGGCATCCCCGGCCTGATCGCCGTCGGCGTGGCTGCGCTCGGTGCCGTGCTCGTCAAGTACGCAGGACCGATCTGGGACTGGACGAACGACAACATCGTGCAGCCGATCTGGCGAGCACTTCAAGGAATCGGGTCGGCCATCTCGGGTGTGTGGACGACTTACATCTGGCCCGTCCTGTCCGTCATGATCAACGTCATCAAGACGGTGCTCGTCACCGCCTTCCAGATCGCCTGGGGCGTCATCTCGACGATCGTGCGCGTCGCCTCGTCGATCATCAGCGGGGCCATCACCGTCATCACGACCGTCTTCGGCTGGCTCATGACCGGCGTCAGTTGGCTCGTGACGGCGTTCCAGACCTTCTGGGCCATCGTGTCTCCGGTCCTGTCGTTCTTCTGGACTCTCATCACGACGATCTTCACGGCCGTCGCCGCCATCATCACCGGGGTCATCATCCCGATCCTGACGATGCTCTGGAACTTCTGGTCTGCCGTCTTCATGGAAGGCATCATGCCTCTCCTGTCGACGTTCTGGGACTTGATGGTCGTCGTGTTCGAGTCCGTCGTCGAGATCATCGAGACGTGGGCCGTCCCCGTGTTCGAGATGCTGCTCGCCATCGGAGAGATCGTCTTCGTGTCGATCGGTCGAGTTCTTCAGGCGTTCTGGGACATCGCCGTCATCGTGTTCGAGGCGGTCTGGGACTTCATCACCACCAAGCTCGGCCCTGCGATGTCCTGGCTGTGGAACGAAGTCGCCAAGCCGGTCTGGGACGGCATTGCCAAGGCAATCGGTGTCGCCTGGGATGTGATGAGCCTGATCTTCGAGGGGATCTGGAACTTCATCAACGACGAACTCGGCCCGATCTTTACCTGGCTCGGTGACGAAGTGGTCGGCCCGATCTGGGAAGGCATCACCAACGCCATCGACTTCGCCTGGGACACGATCTCGGGGATCTTCAACAGCATCAAGTCCGGCATCGAGAACGTGCTGGCTCCTGCGTTCGAGTACGTCTTGGAGCAAGTCGTCAAGCCGATCTTCAAGGGCATGATCTACGTCATCGGCTGGGCCTGGGACAAGATCGCAACCATCATCGAGGGCGGCGTGAACTTCCTCGGTGACGCCTTCAACATGATCGCCAACGTGATCAACAAGATCGGTGACTTCCTCAACATCGACGTGAACATCTCGACGGTGGGCGACGTGAGCCTGCCCCGTCTCGCCTACGACGTGGACATCCCGGATGTCGGCGGCATCGGCGGCAGCGGTGGCAACGGCGGCGCTGCGAAGTTCATGGCGTCCGGTGGTGTCGTCCCGGCCGACGGCGGTCGCTTCAACCAGGCTCGCGCCATCATCGGTGAGGGTTCCAAGGTGTGGCCCGAGTTCGTCATCCCGACCGACCCTCGCTACCGTGGCCGAGCGCACAGCCTCCTCGGAGACCTCCACAGCCGCATCGGTGGCTCGATGGTGCCGACCTACGCTCAGGGCGGCGTGGTGGGCCGCAAGGGCATGTCCGAGATCGAGGACGCGAACCTCGCCCGCAACGAGATCGGTGGCTGGGGTCCGGTCGGCTGGGCCTTCAACAAGGGTAAGGATCTTGTCGGCGCTGCCGCAGGGTTCGCTCGCGACAAGGCTCTCAGCGCCCTGTGGACCCCGGTCAAGGCCGGGGCCAACGCTCTCGTCAACCAGATCGGGATGCCGTTCATCCACAACATCGGCAAGGGCTTGATCGGCACGATCGACGACTGGGTGAACGGTGGCGACTCGGCCATCGCTGACAAGATCGCGAAGCTCCCCCAGCCGACGAAGGGCGCTGGCTCTTGGGAAGTCATCCCCGAGATGCTCGATCTCATGAAGATCCCGTACCGCATCCTGAGCACCCTGCGTCCCGGCGCTGTCACTCGCTTCTCCGGCTCGCCCTCGTGGCACGCTATGGACCGAGCGATCGACCTCGCTGGCCCGACGTGGCTGAACCACCCGCAGATGCTCAACATCGCCAACGCCATCTACGACGCCTACAAGCCCAAGCTGCACGAGCTGATCTACGGCGGCGCTGGTGCCAAGAACGTCTACGAAGGTCAGGATCACCAGTACGGTCAGTTCCTCCTCAACGAGCACAAGAACCACGTCCACGCATCGCTCCGCAAGGGTGGGCTGCTGGTGCCGCGCTCCAGTGGTGGGACGCTGCTCCGAGTCGGTGAGGGCATGTACGATGAGAAGGTGCAGGTTCTCCCGATCCGACCCGGCTCCGACGACGGAGGCGGCAACAACTACTACTTTTACGGTGACCTCAGCTTCCCCGAGGTCAAGGACGGCACCGACGCCGAGCGGTTCCTCGCCAACCTCGAAGCTCTCGCCACCCCGAGGGGGATGGTGTGACCGCCGTAACTCTTCGTCCGAATGCGACGAACGCGTCCGGGACTCTCACCGCCACCCCGAGCGGAACGCTTCATGGCGTCACGTCGGACAACAGCGATTCGACTTATGCTCTAGGTGACGGGTACGTCTACCTTGGCCTCGGGACTGTCTCGATGCCTGCTGGGTCGGTCGTCAAGAGCATTCAGCCGCGAGTCCGATTCGCTCGACCGCTGGGCGTCTACTACTTCTACTATCAGGTCAGAACGGGAGATGGATTCGGTTCCATCTTGACGAACAACAGTCAGGTCGACACGGCGACGCCGACGACCTACACGGGAACCCTCCTGAGTTCGCCCATCAGTCAGGCAGACTTGGATGCTCTCCAGATCCTCGTTTCTTGTGCTGGCATCAACGACGGACGCATCTACGAAGTATACTTGGATGTCGTCTACTGCCCCCCGCCGACGGTGTCGGTCTCAGCGCCGACTGGGACGATCACGGCCACCCTCGCCCCGAACGTCTCCTGGACTCACACTGCTGGCAGCGATGCTTCTGGTCAGGGTGGATACAGGGTCAAGATCTTCAACGCCACCCAGTACGGCGCTGGCGGGTTCGATCCCGACACGAGTCCCTCCGTGGCTGATAGCGGCTTCGTCTCTGGCTCCGCTTCGTCTTGGAACCCTGGAACCCTCGCCAACGCCACGAGCTACCGCGCCTACGTCAAGACCTATCAGTACACGAACAGCGTCGAGCAGAGTTCGGCTTGGGCCTTCAGCTCCTTCACGGTCAACGTTCCTCCCGGAGTCCCGACGCTGGTGACCCCTGCGAACGGCGGCACCGTCTCGTCGTCTCGACCGGCCCTCAACGGCACCGTCTACACCTCGGGCCTCACCGCTCGTCGTGAGTGGCAGTTCGCCACCAACGCTGGCTTCACGACCGGCGTCATCACGATCACCGAACCCGTCGGAAGTCTTCGTGATAACCCGACTGGCAGCTACGCGTTCCCCGTCGCCTCAGGTCGACTGGCTCAGGGGACTTGGTACCTTCGTTCAAGGTCGATCGACTCAACAGGTGCATACTCGGGGTACTCCTCGACTAACGTGTTCACCGTGGCGCACGCTCCTTCAACGACCAGCCGTACCCCCACCGGCGCTCAGTCGGTCTTGTATGCGACCACCCGTCGCGTCGACTGGCTCTTCACCGATCCGGACGCTGCCGACTTCCAGCTCAAGTATCAGGCTCAGCTCTGGAAGCTCAGTGCTCCCGGCTCCCCGATCGACACCGGCCAGGTCACTGCTTCGAGTCAGTTCCACAACTTCACGGGTCTCGACTCAACGTGGCGGGACACCGAGCTGCGGTGGCGTGTCCAGGTCTGGGACCAGGACAACGTCGCCTCGGGGTGGTCGACCGAGCAGGCGTTCTTCATGCGCGACCCGGCGACGATCTCGGTCACGAGTCCGACCAACCTCGAAGTCATCAACAACGCCGCTCCGCTGATCACTTGGTCGTTCAGCGCTTCGGCGGGCCGCACTCAGGCGCAGTGGCGGATCACGATTCGCAACATGACCACCGGCATCGACGTGATCACCTCGGGGTGGGTGACGAGCACTGCAACGTCTTGGCAGGTTCCGTCCCCGGTGATCCTCGTCGGTCCGACGTTCAGGATCACTCTCGAAGTCATCGACAGCGTCGGCCTGACGAACTCGACGACTCGCAACTTCACGGCCAGCTACGCCGTTCCGGCTGGTCCGACCTACTCGATCACCTCGATCAACTACCCCTCGACTGGGCAGGTCTTCATCGAGTGGTCCGGTGCGACTGCTGATGTCGACTTCGTCGAGTGGCGCGTCTACCGTCGTGAAGACTCGGGTCCGTGGACCTTGATCTACTCGACGGATGTCGCGACGGTCAGGCTCTACGACGACTACGCCGCGCCCTCGGGTGTCTTCGTGGAGTACGCCGTCGTGCAGGCGATCCTGGACACCGGCAACGTGATCGAGACCGCCTACAACCCGACGGCGATGACGGAAGAGCTTGAGAACTACATGCTCACCTGTCCCGGCAACCCGGCGCTGAATCTCGTCTTGTACCACGTCAGCGGCGAGAACTTCGCGGACGAGCAGGAGATGGCTGCGGTGAACCTCCTCGGTCGTGGCCGTCGCATCGAGTACGGCACTCGCTATGGCATCTTGGGAACTCTCGAAGTCAGCTTCAGGGACCAGGCGACCGAGACCGCTCGCGAGCAGAGGGTCAAGCTGGAGGCACTTCGTGACTCCGGTCTTGATGTGTACCTTCTCAACCCTTTCGGTGACGTGTACCGCGTCGCTATGATGTCGGCAAGCGTTACAAGGGTTCCTGGCACTGGTCGTCACGAGATGGCTGGAGCCTCGATCGCTTACAGCGAAGTCACCGCATAGAGGAGAAGGCACCAATGCCGCACTACGTCACGAACAGAGGCAAGCTCCTGCTCGCTCAGGGCGAATGGGACGACGGCGCTGCCGGAGTTCTCTACTGCGGCCTCCTGGCCGGAGCTTCGGTGCCGGTCGACATCGACACCGAAGCAGAGATCCAAGACCTCAACGACGTGGCGGCGCTGCTCGCCATCTCGGGCGTGGACGAGCCGGTGGGTGGCTGGTACTCGCGCCAGAACCTCTCCCGCATCGCCGTCACCGAAGACGACACGAACAACCGTGCCGCCGCTTCACTGACCGACCCCATGTGGGCATCAGCCACGATCGGTGAGACCATCTACGGAGCCTTCATCGCGAAGGAAGGTGGAGCTGACTCGGCCGACCAGTTGGTCAGCGTGATCACCTTCACGCCGACGGCGACGAACGGTGGCAACTTCACGCTCGACTTCACCAACATCTACCACTTCGTCTGATCGGAACTGACTCATGGCAGATGGAGTTGCCCTTCCCGCAACCGGCGTAACCGCCGCAACCGACGATGCCGGTGCAGCCGGTCACGTCCAGATCATCAAGCTGGCGATCTCGACCGACGGCTCAGCCACGGTCATCCCGGCCGACGCAACCAACGGCCTCGATGTCGACGTGACTCGGGTGATCCCCGGCGTGACGGCCACCGCACTCGGCAAGGCAGAAGACGCAGCCCACGTCTCCGGCGACACGGGTGTCTTCATCCTGGCGGTGCGACAGGACACCCTCGCCGCTCTGGCTGGCACGACGGGCGACTACACCGGCCTGAGCGTGGACGCTACGGGCCGTCTCTACGTCACTGGGCCGGTCGTCGGCTCCGACGCAGAGGATGCCGCCCTGGCGGCTGCTCCGGTCCGTATCGCCGGTCGAGCGCACTCGACGGTGCCCACCGCCATGTCGGCCGACAACGACGTGGTGACGCCCTGGCATGACCGCAACGGCGCTGCCGTGGTCGTCCCTCAGCCGCGTCAGATCCGCCTCACCGCCACGCCCACGATCTCGACCACGGCCTACGCGACCGGCGATCAGGTCGGCGGGATCATGACCTTCGCCTCCGCTGCGATCTTCACCGGCAGAGCGGGTCAGATCGTCGGCGCGACCCTGGTCGACAAGGGCAAGCAGAAGGCCACCCTGGAGATGTGGCTGTTCGCCGTGTCCCCTACGCTCGTCGGCTCCGACAACGCAGCCTTCGACATCCTCGACGCCAACGTTCTGACGGCGCTCCCGTTCGGCGTCATCGACTTCACGGCCGCTGACTACAAGGACATGAGTTCGAGTTCGTTCTGTATGGGTGAAGTCTCCGGTGGTCCGGTCACGATCCCCTTCGTCACGAGCGCAACCGCCAGCATCTTCGGCGTCTTCGTCGTCCGCGGCACCCCCACCTACGCTTCGACCTCCGATCTCACCGTCGACCTCATCATCAACCAGTTCTGAGGTTCGACCATGCCTGCACCGGTCGTAGCATCAGTGGTCTCGGACTGGGGAACCACATCGTCGCTCGTGATCGACAAGCCTTCTGGAGTCACTCCAGGAGACTTGCTGGTCATCGTCGCGGGCCTGTTCGGCAACAACACCTTCACTCCTCCGTCTGGGTTCACTCAGCGGGTGACTTCGATTACGACCTACTCTCCTGACTACGTCCGCTCAGCCATCTTCGATAAGGTTGCCGACGGCAGCGAGGGAGCTGACTTCACGATCGGTGCTTCCGCTTCAACTGATATCCGCGCCTCGATCTTGCGCGTCACCGGAGCCGATCCGGCAGCTCCGTTCGATTCGAGTGCCAACGTCAGTTCATCGAACTACGTTCAGGAGAAGAACATTCCCAGCCTGACGACGAGCGGACCTGATCGTCTTCTCGTTGCCGTTCAGCAGCGGTGGTACACCGGCCTCACGACGGAGCCTGCCGGGTGGACGATCATTACCGAAGACTACCAGACTTCTCACAGTTCGTGGTACAAGACTCAGGCTGCTGCTGGTGCATCAGGGCAGACTGACTTCAACCAGTCTGGCGTCTGGGACCTCTTCGCAACTTCGGTCGCATCTTACGCCTTCGCTCCGGAAGTCCCGGCTCGTGGTCGTCCTGCTGGCTGGCGGCGCTCAATGGGCCTGAGGTGACCTCATGAGTCTCCTCTTGCTCTTCGGGTCCGGTGGACCGCTCTCGATCGCCTCCGACACCGCCACGGGCACCTGGACAGGCGTCCAGCCGACGATCTCGGGGTCAGGGGCCGTCTCTCGGGCCTCTGGCGCTGCCACGGGCACCTGGGTGGGCGTCACGCCGACGATCGCGGGCGTGGTCATCATCGCCACCCCGACGGCCACCGTCACGATCTCCGGACAGACCCCCACGGTCGTCCTCGGGCCTCCTCCTGTGGTCGTCAGCACTCCGACGGCCACCATCACGATCTCAGGCCAGACGCCGACGGTCTTCAGTATTCCTCCGGTGGTCACGCCGGTCGACTTCGCCGTCATCACGATCCAAGGTCAGACGCCCACCGTCATCTCCGCTGGGCCTCCGGTCGTCGTGGCCGTCTCGGCTGCCGTCATCACCGTCTCGGGTCAGACACCTTCTGTTCAGTCTCGACTTCCGTACACCCCGCCGACCCCTGGCGTCACGATCATCGGTACTGGCATCCCTCCGGAGTCGGTGGTGGCTGAGTTCGAGGGATCGGTCATCAAGGTTGTTCGGTGGCTCGACATCTACGAACAAGATGCGACCACCCTGTGGCGAGCAAGTGTCGGCATCACCGCTGGCTCGGTCAGCGTCGACATGGGTCGAGACGAGCGGCGCAACATCGACGTGACGATCTACGACGCTGACGGCAACATCCCCTACGGTCCGGGTGGTCTCTGGTACGACAAGGTTCTCAAGCCCTATCGCGGCATTCAGCTCGCCAACGGTGACATCTACGTCTTCCCGCTGGGCGAGTTCTTGATCGACACGGTCAACCGTCCGCACTTCCCGAACACTCTCCAGTGCAGCGGTCGAGACTTCGTCAAGAAGTTGAAGCTGGCGAAGTTCACTCAGACGACCAGCTTCGCTTCTGGAACCAACATCGTCGACATCATCGAGGCGATCTGCGTCAACGGCGGAATCACCAAGCTCAACTTCATGGCTGGCTCTGGTTCGCTTTCGTCGATTAAGTCCTTCGATCGAGGGTCAGAGCGTTGGTCGGCAGCCAAGGGTCTCGCTGAGTCGATCAACTGCGAGCTGTTCTTCGATGTGAACGGCTACCTCACGCTCCGGCCGTTCGTCGACCCGCTGACCGCGCCGACGACGTTCACCTTCAACGACACGAATCTCGTCGACTTCAACAGGTCGTCCAATGACTCGTTCTTGTATAACCACGTCGTGGTGTACGGAGACAGCCCGGACAACCCTCTCGTCTTCGGTGAAGCAGAGAACAACAACTCAAGCTCTCCGACGAACATCACCGAGCTGGGTCGACGGACCTACACGCGCACCTCGCAGTACGTCGTCGACAACTTCCAGGCCGAGCAGATTGCCTTGTCATTCTTGAGGGTGATGGGCCTGGAGCAGTTCGACATGAGTATCACCTCGCTCGTCATTCCCTGGCTCGAAGCAGGTGACGCTGTCGAGGTCAACGCTCCTGACGCCTCGATCGTCGATCCGACCCGCTACCTTCTCTCTTCGTTCTCGATCCCGCTCGAACTCGGGCCGATGACCGGCAACGCCAAGCGCATCTCGATCGTAGGTTAAGACATGCCTCTTCTCTCAGACTTCGATTCAGCGGCTCGCATGAAGGAGTCGATCGCCCTCGTCGCCTCGGAGGTGATCGAGGCAACGATCCCTCGTGCTCGATACGGCACCGTCACGGCCGTGGAGACGGCTTCTCGGCGCGTCACGGTGACCTACCCCGACGAAGGTACATCGGTGTCGCTGCCTGGCAACACCATCCTTCCTGGCATCGGAGCGGTCGTCCGGGTCTCCGGCTACCAGGGCGGCAGGTACATCGACGACGTTGTCTCGGGGCCGGTGATCGCGACCGGCAACGTCCAGGTCATGGGTGGGTTGACTGCCGGTGCTCTTGTCGCAAGCTCCGGAGTCTTCGCGAGCACGGTCAACGCATCTGCTTTTCTCGGCTCAGGTGCCTCCCTGACGGGCCTCTCGACGAGCCAGCTCACCTCCGGCACCCTGCCACTCGCTCGTGGCGGAACGGGCGGCACCGACGCTGCCAGCGCCCGCACCGGTATCGGTTTGACCTCGATGAGTTCTGCCGTCGTCGCGTCGAACTTGGTTCAGCGCGATGCCAGCGGGTACATCTTCGCCAACTACATCAACATGACGGCTGGCATTCCGGGCGGCAACCCCACCTATCTCGCGGGTCAGAACGGCGACGGATACCTTCGCTACTACAACTCGATCCCTGCTTCGTGGATCAGCGGAAGTCTTCCTTCTGGCGCTCTCAACAGCGGCAACTACTCGTGCAACACCTTGTACGCAGGGTCGTACATCACCACGGGCGGGTACATCGTCGGCTCGTACCTCGGCGGCACGGGCAACACGACGGGCGGCATCACGGGCGGCTCTGGCGCTGTTCTTCGTGATGACTCGGGCGACAACTTCGTCCACATGGACTGGAACGGATCAGCTCTTCTGTTCTACGTCGACTCGACGTTCATCTTCTACGCGACGCCTGGCTCGATCCTGAACTCGGCAGGCACCAAGACGTTCGTGATTCAGCACCCCAGCAACGAGGATCGCTACCTCGTCCACGCCTGTGCCGAGGGTCCGACGACGGATGTCTTCTACCGTGGTCGAGCCAAGTGCGGCGGCAACGGCCTTGCTGTGGTCGAACTCCCCGACTACTTCGAGGATCTGACCACCGAGGATCGGACCATTCAGCTCACCGGCATCCGTGGGCCTTCTCCGTGGGTCGAGACCGAGATCGTGGGCAACTCGTTCATCGTCAAGGGTCAGCCGGATCAGGAGTTCTTCTGGCGTGTCGACGCCGAGCGCAAGGGAGCAACCTTCAACGTCGAACCGCTCAAGAGCGAATCGGTCGTCGAAGGCTTCGGTCCGTACCGGTTCCTGCGCTAGCATGATGCTATGACCGATATCTCACCCGAAGAGGCACCTCAGACGCAAGACATCGAGGTGTCGTTCCAGGCGTTGACGAACTCGCTCGAACAGATGACCCAGCTCTACGGCATGGCGATCAAGGATCTGATCGTCCACCGGACCGTGGCGGCTGAGCTGCACCTACGCTGCCAGAGCCTCGAAGCTCAGCTCGCGGCGCTCAAGGAAGCTGCCACGCCGGGGACGGTTGTCCATCTTGACACTCGTCACGTCGAGGCGTAAGGCGTGACCCATGCTGACCCACTCCGGTAGTCTGTCACCCGAAAAGTCTCACAAGACAACCACTGGAGTTACGTTGAAGGATCTAGCCCCCGGCGCAGTTCCCATCCTCGCCGCAGGACTACTGGCCGTCACCGAGCAGTTCTGGCAAGCCATCATCACCGGCCTCATCGCCGGTCTCGTCGCACTTGGGGTGGCGCTGATCAACAGCGGTCGCCT